GGCGCGTCGGAGACCTTCGCGACGCAGCGCCGCACGGGCACGGCGGAAACAATCCTTCTGAAACGACGACATGCGGCACACCATCGGCATTTGAACGGCGGATTGGCCGGCAACCGGCACGTCACCGGCACGTTTGGGGCGAAATCCGCATTCGATGTCGAGCGTCGAGCTGCCCCGAACAGCCCCTTCCCTTACGCTCTCAACCACTTGGCGCGATGAGAGCGACCGTCACACCAGCGGCATGCCGCCCCGGAGGGTCGAGATCGTGCCGCATAAACGCACCCTGTGGGGCCGTCATCAATCGATAACTGCACCCTAGCCCGCCGGATCGTTCGATTGCCGTTCCGTCGGCCCGGGCAGACAACCGATTGCTGCACCGTGCGAAGCGACGCGATTCCTACACGATCCGGGGCTCAGAACCAGCCGTACTGAGTCAGGTCGAGCACGACCAGATGAGACAGCGCCATGCATCCGTAGGTGAAAGCGAAGCTGTAGTGGTTCGTGCCGGTCTTCACGTAACGGTACTTCTTGGTTCCCGTCTCCTCATCCTCGTCGAGTACCTTCGCATCGTGGGTCATGTGGTCCGCGAACTCCTCGATGATGGGCTGCCGTCGTGGGAGAACGACCAGGCGCTGGCGAATCGCGGCCCGCGACCCGTCGAGTGCGTCCGTGCGGTTCACCGCGACCATCTGGGTGTCCCAGTCCCACCGCGGGCCTCCCCGCTGCGACTCCACGAACTGGCTCATGAACACGATCCCCCGGTGCCTTTGCGCGAACTCCCGGGTGGCGTAAGTTTCGGGGAGGCTGTCGATCACACACCGCTGGACGTTGAATTCTTCGATCAACTCGTCAAGTTCCGCGAACCCGTGACACTCGGTGAGGTAGATCAGTCGATGCGGGCCGGACGTTGAGTGCTGCAGGATCACCACGTGGAGTGCCTTGCCGGTGTCGACGCCCATGACGCATGGTTCCTTTGATGATTTGGCGAGCGGCTCATCGCCGCACAGGGCGAGAACGCTCGCGACGTCGAGGCGACGCTCGAGGTCGGCCCACGGGATGCCGATCTTCAAGTTGAAGAACCGGTCGGGGTAGCGGGTCGTCCGGTATTCCTCAAGGATTTCGCCCGGGTCGACCTTGGACGAAATGAGCTGGCTGATCCGATAGCCATGAATCGAACGCGACGGGAACTCGGCGACCCACTCCCCCACCGCCATATCGAGTTCCGCTTCGCATTTTGGACAGGCCCGGTAGAACCCACCGTCCTTTCGCGGGAGGATGATCTTCACCTCGTGGCCGAGCCTGCGCGGGAACTCTTCGTCGAGAGCGGTCCATGCTCCACATCCCGGGCACTTGACCTGCCAGTGCCGTTGGTCGGACCGTTGGTAGACCTCGTCGATGCCGTAATCGGGCAACGAGGGATTGCTCAGCTCCACGATTCGCTTGTAGTCGCTGTGCCCGAGACGCTCGCGGGCCATCGACTTAGCCTGGGGCTCGGCCTCGTCGAGCTCGTCGAACACGATAAGGTCGGCCGGGACGCTCTTCATCCCGACCGTGCTCTGCATCCCACGAAGGTAGAAGTGCGCGTCTCCGATCTTCTTCAAGCCGACCGTGTCGGTGTCCGTCATCAGCTTCGCGAGGAACGGGTTGTCGGCGAGTAGCGGGTTGACGCGGGCGCGACCGAAGTCAAGAACGTCGGTTCGCGTGGGGAAGAAGTACATCACGTCGAGCCCGACCACGCAGGTGTGGATGGCCCGAAGGACGGCCCACGTGGTCCCGCCGATCTGCGCGGCCTTCGAGAGGCATACGTGCGGGGCCGTGTCGTCGTAGATCGTCCGCAGGAACTCGTGCCCGTCGAACGAGAACGGTCGGCCGTCGAGCCGGATACGCCGAAGCGCCCACGCAGCGAGCGGCTCCGCTACGGCCCGGGTGTCGGCCCGAGCCATCTCCATCATTCGGGCGCGGATGTAGCCGTCGATCCGCCGCGGCTTCGCCATCAGCCCGCCGCCTCGTCTTCGTCCGTGCCTGCGGGAAGCAGCGCCAGGATCGAGCGGGCGATGCGGTCCCGTGTTGCCTCATCGGGAATCTCGCGTTTCACGACGCCGAGAAATGTGTCGACCACGTGACGGGTCTCAGCCGCCGCTTCGGCTCGGATCTGTTCCTCGGCCTGCCCATCGAGCGACAGTCCACGGGCAAGGCGTTGACCCTTTTGCGCCTTGTCGAGGATGGACGCCACGCGGTCCAGATCGCGAATCTCGTCGCTGCCGAGCTTGTCCTTCGCCAATGAGCCGTAGACCCGTCCGATGAGGGAGTTCCACAACTTGTAGTGCGTCGAGTTGAGATTGACGCGGTCGGTGGCCAGGCGCTCGACCAGCTGCTCGGCCGCCCGCTTGTCGATCTTGATGCGAAGCCCGTCCCAGTCCTCGTCCCGTTTCCAGACGCCGATAGTGTGCGGCTTTGCCTTCACCCGGCGGGAGATCTCGGATATCGACGTGACCTCGCCGGTCAAATAGAGCTGACGCGCCTCCTCTCGGAGTTTCTGGGAATGTCGAGCCATGGCCTACTCGTCCGTCGCGGGTCGAGTGAACCACGCCCACCACGACGCCTGGAACCGGAACCACCCCGACGCGAACGTCCAGCCCGCGGTCTGGCCCGCGTTCACCTCGTCGAGTGTGAACCGCATGTATTCAGTCGTTGCCACGCCAACCCTCGGCCTTCTGCCCCGTGTACGCCTGCCAGCGGGTGACAATGACGTCGGTGTAGGCCGGGTCGATCTCCATGAGGAATGCCTTCCGCCCGAGCCGCTCCGCAGCGATCAGCGTCGAGCCCGATCCGCCGAACAGATCGAGGACGTTCTCGCCACGTCGGGACGAGTAATGCATCGCGCGCTCCGCGAGCTCGACCGGCTTTTCCGTGAGGTGGACCATCGACGGCGGCGAGACCTTCTTGATCGACCAGACGTCCGTGGCGTTGTTGACGTCCGGGTTGAAGAAGTGCGCCGCTCCCTCGCGCCACCCGTAGAAGCACCACTCGTGATTGCCCATGAAGTCCTTCCGAGTGAGGACGGGCCATTCTTTCACCCAGATCACGGCTTGCGAGAAGTACAGCCCCGCGGCCTCGAACGCGCCGGGGTAGTTCTTGATGTTGGAGTAGCCGCCCCAACAATAGAAGCTCCGGCCCGGTTCGAGTGCGGCCGCCATGTTCCCGAACCACGCGGTGAGCAGCCGCCGGAACTCGTCGTCCGACACGAAGTCGTTGTCCAGGACGCGGTCCTTCGCCCGCATCTTTCCGGTGGGCTTTGCGGCGCCGGGGCGACGGGCCAGGTCCAGGCCCTGGTGATGCATCCGTTCGCGCTGGGCGTTCGGAACGTTTCCCTTGGTGCCGCTCCCCATCGCGATGGCGTTGTTGGAGCGGGGCTCGACGCGGACGTTGTACGGAGGGTCGGTGTTGATCAACTGAATACGAGCGCCACCGAGGAGCTTGGCCACGTCGTCAGGGTTCGCGCTGTCGCCGCAAAGGAGACGGTGGTTACCCAGGACGATCAAGTCCCCCGGCTGCGTTCTAGGGTCATCAGGCGGCTCCGGCAGCGCATCGGGATCAGTGAGTCCATCGATCGGTTCGTCGCTCCCCCGTAGCAGCTCATCGATCTCCAGCTGCGTGAAGCCGGTGAGATCGAGATCCGCGCCCATGGTCTCGAGCTCGCGAAGCACCTCTTCCAACTTCTCTGCGTCCCACTCGCCGTGGATACGGTTGAGGGCGAGGTTGAGCTGGCGCTCCGACGGCTCGTCGAGATCCACGTAGACCACGGGAAGTGCGTCGATCCCCTCGGCCTGCGCAGCCTTTACGCGTTGGTGGCCGCCGACGATCCGGTCGCTGCGGCGGTTGACGACGATGGGCTCGACCGTGCCAAAGAAGCGCATCGACCGGCGCAACGCTTCGAGGTCGTGGTCACCGATCTGGCGCGGGTTGTAAGGCGCGGCCTTCCGCATCAGCTCCGAAGTGTCGACATTGACGACTTCCACGTTAGCTCTCCCGTCACGCGATGGAGCAGCGTTTGCAATGGGACGATCGCCCCACGATTGCCTCGGAGATTCCATGCGAATCGCCTTGATGTGTCGCGGCGCCGAGCGCACTCATGACGCTGCAACGAGGAGAACGCCAATGACGCGACCGAGAACCAAGACGATTGACGGCTACCGAATCCAGCCGATGCTCCCGATCTCGTTCTATCTGGATGGCACCGTCGAAGACGCCGACTTCACCGAGTACGACGGGACGATTTGCGTCGAGGCCTCGGTGCGAGTAGGTC